GGTATATTATTTTCACAACGACTCGCGAAACGTGTTTCAACCGATATGAAATGCAAGTTTTGTGTTTTTGTCGGTAAAAATAACAATAGTATAGCTCAGCATGAAATTTTTTGCAAAAGTAATCCAAATAAAAGGCAAAAAATTCCTTCTTATGGGATGAAGGGGAAAAAAGGTAAAGGATCTAATCAGTATATAAAAGGAACGGCCAAAGAACTGACCATTGAACAAAGAAATAGATGGTCAGAATCTACAAGAAAGTATTTTATCGAATATTGGAAAAATCCTGATAATATAGAAAAAGCTAAACTCAGAATGCGAAAAGCAGTCAAGTTGCATCCAGAATCATACACAGCCTCTAACAGAGGCAGAACTAAGCAAATAATTTATGAAGGTATAAAATTTCAAGGTACATGGGAATTACTATTTTATAAATGGTGTCAAGAGCACACCGTGAAGTGTGAACGATATTCAGGTAGTGGGTTTCCTTATGTGTGGAATGGTAAAAGAACATATTTCCCAGATTTCTTTTTGTCTGAGTATGATATGTACGTTGAAATCAAAGGATATCAAACAGACCGTGACACTGCAAAATGGCAACAGTTTCCAAAACAGCTTGTAATTCTTAAAAAAGCTGATATACTGAATATCAAGAACAGAGTTTTTAAATTGCCCTCATAGCTCAATTGGTTAGAGCGTAGAACTTTTTGAAAAAAGGGTCTCTTGCGAAGAAATTTGTAAGATGTAACTTCTCAAATTCGGTGAAGACTGTAAGATGTTAATACCGAGCCAAGCCCGTAAATGGGAAGGTGTAGAGACTAGACGGGAAGCATCTAAAGCGAAAGCTATGATGAAGGTATAGTCCAGACCACAAACCGTAAGGGTAGCGAAAGCTATAGTGGTATGCATAATTCTAGGGTTCCAGGTTCAAGTCCTGGTGGGGGCACCAATTTTTATGGTGGCTGTAGTCAAGCGGTTAAGACCATGGGTTGTGATCCCATTATGCGTGGGTTCGATCCCCACTAGCCACCCAGATTGAATATTTGTATAAATACTCGTAAGAGTTTATACAAATGGATAAACGATATCACTACATCTATAAAACTACCTGCAAAATTACTGGAAAGTTTTATATAGGCATGCATTCTACGGACAAACTAAATGATGGGTATTTAGGTAGTGGTAAGATACTTTGGTATTCTCGAAAAAAGTACGGTGATGAAAATCACCCTATTGAAATACTTGAATTTTGTTCGACAAGAGCAGAATTAAAAATCCGAGAAAAACAAATTGTAAACGAAGACTTGTTGGCCGACCCGCTAAACATTAATTTAAAATATGGTGGCGAAGGAGGCTGGGATCATCTGAATAAAAATTCAGATATGCAACGAGCAAAGAATCGCAAAGCAAATGCAAAAATGAAGGTTTTAAGAGAGACTGACCCCGAATGGGTATCTGTCAAAGCAGAGAAACTTTCCAAATCTTTGCAGCAGCAATATGCAACAGGCACTCGCTGTCCGCCTGGTTGGTCACAATCTGCAACACTCGCGGCAGCTTCCCCTGAAGCAAAGATAAAGCGTAAGCAAACTATGGCGGCAAATAAACATTCACAAGGTGAGAAAAATTCTCAGTTTGGTAGTGAGTGGATCACTGATGGTCTTGTATCTAAAAAGATAAAGAAAGGTGAACCATATCCGAGTGGTTTTAGAAAGGGAAGAGTTTTGTAAAATTATTATGGTGTGTTGTCCAGTAAAATTTTTTGCTCTTCATCATTCAAAGATAAATTGTCAGTAACAAGCAGGTATTTTTTATGTTGTGGTATATAGTGTGTGGATTGCTGTTACTTGCCGCGGCGTCTATTTTTTTTATCGTTAGGTGGGTAAAAAAGCATTCACTTTGGATAGATCAAGATAGTGATTACTTTGTGAACTGGAATACTAATGTTCCCAAACCAAACAATGATGACGAACTACCATTCGTGATCACACGGTGTACAACAAGAAAACAGGATAAAGTTTAAGAATTTTGGGAGATCGTCTAACGGCAGGACGGTAGCCTTTGGAGCTACCTATCTAGGTTCGAATCCTAGTCTCCCAGCCAAAAATCAGGAGTCATATATGGAATTTCTAAGCGTAATCGCAGCATTGATAGGAATCAGTCAAGGAGTTATGTCCTTGCGAGATAGTCTTAAAGGTGATACCAATCGTGAACATTTCTCCGAATGGCTGTCCAAGATCTCAGTTGCGATCAAGGAAGCCGCTGACACTCTGAAGCGTGGTGATTATCCTCACACTCAGTGCAGTCATATGCTGTACTGTCTAAAGCATACTCATCATGCTATGGAAAAGTACATGAAAGCAGAGCAGGCTGCTGAATTATATGAAATGATTCGTGAAGCTCATCAGGTCGAAAGACTTTGTGGCGAGTTAAATTCTCTGCCTGATAGCGAACGCGAAAAGAATATTGCAAAGTTGTATGACGTATCTGGAGCATTTCAAGCTGCCGCAGATTATGTCAAAGTAAACTAGTTTGATAAATACTTCATCATGAAGTCTCAAGAATTGTTTGAAGCCGTGAATAAGAAGATAACTGGCACCAATTGTCTTAATTGCCAATACGCATCTTCAGAAAAAGTACCAGTTAAGCCCAGCGAACTGGATAAACAAGGTGGAGTAAAGATCACTGACAAGCGTGATCTTGCACTTGCCAAACACTCAGACTTGATTACTTTACCTGGTAAAGGAACTCCCAAAGTAAAGTTCTTTTGCACTCACCCTGAAGTCAAACAATACGTCAGCGAACGTCAATGTTGCAAGTATTGGGATGCGCCGGGTACTTACCGTGCGTTTGGCAAGAAAGAATCTTAAGTACTTTTGCGCGGTTAACTCAGCTGGTAGAGTGTTGCTTTGACTCGGCAAATGTCGGGAGTTCGAACCTCTCACCGCGCACCATACATATTTTGATAAATAAGTGAATGAGATTTAGCCACTTTTTTATTCCGTTGTTAGAAGATTTAGCTGCACAAAAAGCTAAGCGTGCAGACTTCATTAAGAACACTCTGGGTTCTAAATGGCAAGGTTTACCAGGATATGAGGATATTGATCAGTTCATCGAGGCTGTCAGTAAAGTAGATCCTACCCCGAATGGGTCATTTATGCCATGGATAGCACGTTTATCTATCAGTGATCCTGCTACTAACAAAACAGAAGACTTTGAGCGATTAAGTAAAGATCTACAAAAATGGCTAGAGTTAAAGAATAAGCTTGAAATAAAAGACATCAACAGATATAAAACCTTTCAGGATGTCTATCTAGCAATAGCTCCATTCATAAAGAAGCGGGCTAAAACTGCAAAGGAAAAGGCAAAAGATCGTGAAGAAGCGAAACTTGAGCGGATTAAACAAGAAATAGTTACCGTGTACAAAGGACCCGAAGGTTGGGTACGTATTCCCCTGACTCAAAAAGCAGGCTGTTTTTTAGGCCAGAATACTCGATGGTGCACGGCTTCGAACAAAAATAATGCATTCAACACTTATAATAATACTGACAGATTATTTGTAATCTATGATCGCGAAAGCAAAAAAAGATATCAGCTTCATATAGAAAGCGGACAATTTGCCAACGAAGCAGACACAAATATAGGAATTAATCAAACTCCTAATTGGGCACGCGAGCATATTGTAAACTGGTATAAAGATAATAATCCACAGTTTACGTTAGGCCAACTGATGCAGCTAATTAACTTTTCGCCTAAAGCCACTAGCATCATGGCACAACATGGGTTAGAAGATTTAGGTAATCTTATTGCAATGTACGGTGTAACATGAACCTTAATAATTTTTTTGAAAGTCGCACCTATATTAAAGAACATATCGGTACTTTAGCACAGCTAAATCTCGGCCCTATGATAAATTTATTAAGACAATCTGAGACAAGAATTGAACCCGGCAAGAAATTTTCTTATTATAATATCGGAAGCGAGAGTAAAATAGCAGACGGCGGTAATCTCAAAGGTGGTATAAAAGGACTGAGATCAGCTTATCGTGCTTTAGAGGCCGAAGGCAACTCACCTATCGCGTTCGCAGTATATATCGGAAACACCGCAGTTGCTTTTGGAATTTTTGACGAATCTAATCTAGCTCACGTAATGCGAAAAGGTTTGATGTCATGGGATTTGTCCTCATTCAAAGAACCGTTAGAAGTTTTTCCAACCTCAAAATCATTGAAGCAGGCAAAAAAATCCTGGGAGAAAGAGCTAACAACTTACTATGGAAGAGTAGTGAAAACAGAAGAGCTTAAACGTTTTCTAGAAAGAGTAGATCAAATAGCAAAAGCTAATAATTTACCACTCACATTTAAGATAGTGTTAGCAGATAAATCTCGTCAACAAAAAAGAATAGCAAGACATAATAATCCTGTTATTCCTATAGAAAAATCAAATTTCTATGATTTACAACGTGACTTAAAAAGACGTTTACAAGCTTACAAACTCAGTAAAAACCCCGAAGTAAATACAGCCCAAGAGTTGATAGAATTAATTAAAAAAGTCGATAATGCTACCAAGAAAATCCGATTTGGCGGGTTTACCTACAATTTAAAAGGTCATGAAGGTGAGATTAAAATAGCCGATCTATTACGCGGAGATCTATTTTATTCAACGTATCGTCCAGAAGATATCGATTGGTATTCGAAGAAGTTAGAAATCGGTTGGCAATTCGATCTTAAGACTAGAACCATTGATCCAGTCGTAGTAAAATACTCACGAAAGGGAGATAATAAATTTCGTCCGTATGTTGTTGTCTTAGATAATGAAAAATATTTAAGTTCTCTCACTGACTGGAATTATCGCAATAAAAAAGAAGTAATACCGTATCTTCTAGAAATGCTAAAGAATAAATATAACTATTTTGACTTGCTTGAATTGATAAAATCTTTAAAACAAGTCAATCCGAACTGGACTGAATTAGACACTATAGAAGCGGTTGTTCGTAAAGAGATATCAAACGAAAAATAGTTGTAATCTCTTATAACTTAGTATAAAATATCCCCGTGGAGGAATAGGTAGACTCGCAAGTTTGAGAGACTTGTGCGTTGCTGCGTGACAGTTCGAATCTGTCCGGGGATACTAAAATTTATGGAGTGTTGGCCGAGAGGATTAAGGCAGCAGGTTGCTAACCTGTCGTATCAAGTAATTGGTACCGATGGTTCGAATCCATCACACTCCGCCAAATTTGTCCTTGTAGCTCAGCTGGATAGAGCAGTTTCCTCCTAAGAAACAGGTCGGACGTTCGAATCGTCTCAGGGACACCAAAATATTAAAGGTTGAATAAATATCTATATGAAAATTCACGAACTCACAGAAGAAACAGTATTAGATCGACCACCCACTACCGACAAGCAGGATGCTCCTCTTTATATACCAGGTGGTGCTACAGTTGTAGTACTGAATGATCGTACCACTCCTTTTCAAGTAGTTATTGAAGCCATAATGGCCGGTGCTGGACTAAGCAAGTTTGCAGCTACCAAGCGTATGATGCAGGCTCATCGTGGTGGCTGGAGCGCAGTGGCCAGTTATCCTAGTCGCGATATCGCTGAAACTGTGGCCAGCAAGATCGAAGAACATGCTGCCGCTAATGATCGCTACGAAGAGCTTAAACAGGTTCAAGGATTTCGTGGACCTTGGACTCTTACTTGCGATGTGATGGACGCTGAAGACGCCCGTTAAACCCTCCAACTTTGTCTAGTGAAGTAGCTCAGATGGTTTAGAGCGCAGGATTCATAACCCTGAGGTCGAGGGTTCGACTCCCTCCTTCACTACCAATTACTGTTCTTTTGAAGTTTTGTCCTTCTTTAAAACTCTAGATCGTAATCTATAGGCTTAGACTCACGCACATGCCAGGTTTCTTCACCCTGTTACCCATTTATCCCTTAACGCAGATTACCTGCTTCAAAGTATGCACGATGTCAACCAGATCACTCTGTGCTGCCATGACTGCATCGATGTCCTTGTAAGCCTGCGGCGTTTCGTCAATCACATCAGCGTCCTTGCGACATTCAACCCCGGCAGTTGCCTTAGCATGATCTTCAAGGGTGAAACGCTTCTTAGCTTCGGTACGAGACATAGAACGTCCTGCGCCGTGCGAACACGAACAGAATGCTTCACGATTGCCCTTACCACGAACGATGAATGACTTTGCACCCATGCTCCCCGGGATGATTCCCAGTTCGTCCTTCTTAGCCGACACTGCACCCTTACGAGTAAGAAGGATGTCTTCACCAAAGTGACGTTCATGCGATACATAGTTGTGGTGACAGTTAACTGCACTCAACTCACTATAGAACGGCTTCGTGATCACTGAACGGACAGCAGCAATAGTTGCTTCCATCATCACTTCACGATTGCTACGAGCGAACTTTTGTGCCCAGCCCACAGCCTGCATGTAGTCGTTGAAGTGGTCAGTACCTTCTGCAAGATAGGACAAGTCCATGTCTGGCAGATTGATGAACCACTTACGCATGTCCTGCTTTGCGAGTTCAATGAAGTAGGAACCGATACGATTACCTACACCACGAGAACCTGAGTGTAGCATGATCCAAACATAATCATCTTCGTCAAGACAAATCTCTACGAAGTGGTTACCCGAACCAAGCGTACCCAAGTGATGCGGAGCACGTTCAGCAGCCTGACCAATCTTAGGATGCTTTGCTACGATTTCCTTTAGCCCAGCCTCGTGCCCAGCAAACTTAAGTTCTGCTTCGCTAGACACACTGCCGAATGCACCGCGGTCATTCTTGCCACCGTTATCGGTACGACCATGCGGAACTCGTGCTTCAATCGCAGAACGAATACCAAACAAGTTGTCTGGCAAATCTTCTGCACGAAGGTTAGTACGATGTGCCATCATGCCACAGCCGATATCAACGCCAACTGCTGCCGGGATGATTGCGCCCTTAGTCGGAATAACCGAACCAACGGTCGCACCCATACCCCAGTGAACGTCGGGCATGATAGCTACGTGCTTGTGAATGAAGGGCATTGACGCAATGTTATCCAACTGCGCCCGAGCTTGGTCTTCCACGGACACTCCGTCGATCCATGCCTTGATTAGGCCGCCCTTATTTCCTTGAATAACTTGCATGATTATTTCCCTTAGTTGTCTATCATTTACGATAATACATCATTTGGGTAAGGTTGTCAATCGAAAACTTACCTAATTTGAATTGGGCGTGACTTGTTTCGATTGCTAAAAAGACAGACGCCCTTCTCACGAGTTAGATCAGCAGCATACTGCGGGCTATTATCCCAAAGATCAAGCAAGTCTTCTTGAGTTATACCTTCTTCACAGTCCATAGCGTAGACTTCATAGCTACGCTCTGCATTGAAGCGGGCCCGCAGGGTCATTGCACCAATGATATCGTCAATGGGATTCTTACCGGTAGGTTCTCCTTTAAGGATCTTCCACATATCTAGTTTGGATTGATCTTCATACTGTGTGATCGGCACGATAGATTCAATGCCGTGACAATTCCACATAAAGAGATAGGCGTTAACAGTCATCACAGGTCCCAAGTACGAAGGTTTTCACGAGAGGCTTCCCAAGCACGACGGGCAGCACTTTCATATTGATAGGGATCGTCATTGCTGTATGCAAATGAAGGAACGAATTCCTGTTCAAACCATTCTTCAAAGGTCATGATCAATCTCCTTGCTATATCTTCTTATAGCAAGTTTGGGCAACAGTGTCAACCTTTTTTATCTATTGCGGACTATCGTCGTTAAATTATTGATGTCAGTATTTTGGCGACGAGTTTGGCGGCTTGTAGCTTGTACCATAGACTTGATTCGTCCTTCTTTAAAACTCTAGATCGTAATCTAGAGGCTTAGACTCACGCACATGCCAGGTTTCTTCACCCTTATCATTTTTTCCAGTGTAAATTTTCAAATTACTAAGGATACCGCTATCACTTATCCATCTTATCATCTCTCTGCTGGGAATCTGCAAGAAGCCAATCAGTTTTGGTAAATCAAAAAACTCCAATTCGTGTTTGAAAATTTTCTTGACTAAATTCTTGATTGCCGATGAGTCATAATTATCAAAAAAAGCTCGTACAAGATCCATGTCATCAGAACGATATGAAGATGGTATTTGTTCTTCGTAAGCATTCACTAGATAATCTGTCAACTCTTTCCAGAGTTTTTCTAACTTGGCGCCTGGAGCAAATTCTATGTACTTTTGCAGTGGAGGTATGGCTGCACTCGCTGCTCCGCTGGTTC